ATGACACGAGAATTATTGCGAAGGATTCTTGCGAAACTGTAAAAGGTAATAAGACTCTAACTGTAGAAGGTGACTACTTCTTGAAGGTCATGGGTAACTTCAACATTGAAGTTGTTGGTGCTATGAATATAAATCAGAGTTGTGGAGATCCTACAGAAACTACAGGATCATCTAAACCCTCTAAACCTAAGACTAAGAATGAAAGAGGGCAGTATGCATTCCGCACTGACAATGCTAACTTCTTTAAACCACCTACACCTGTCTATGGTCGCAGCGACTATCCTGCATATCCTAAGGAGCCAGGCACTGATAAATGGGGACGTAGAGAAGGCGGATCAACTCTAGCCGTGCCTACGAAGAGTAGTAGTAGCAAAGAGCAATCATCTGTTGAAGTGAAGCACGGTGACCATACCATTGCATACTCTGGTATTGTTACAGTCCAAGGTGCTGACGTTAAAATACAGGCAGCAGATAAAATTAATATGTCAGCACAGGTAACTAAGATTGAAGGTAACGCTATTGATCTGGTTGCTGACGGTGAGATTACTATGGAAGCAAACTGGATCAGTAAATTCCTAGGATCTGGTGAGTTGGCATTCGTTAATATGTTTAGTCTTGACGTTATGCCTAAGGTCTCTGGTGTATTCCAGATGGTCAAGGGATCTATTGTTGATGCATGTGTTGACCAACCAGGTATCCCACCCGCTACACCACCACTACACATTCGTATTGCTAATGCCACAACTCTTGTGGGTGGTATGGCAGACGTAGTGTCAGGCACAACTGGTGCACACTTTACTTTCGTTAACACCTCATCAGGTGGTATCGCTGAGATCGTTAATGCAGCAGGTGGTGCTATCATTAACCAAGTAAACAACGGTATCGCATCATACGGTGTGAATACTGGATTCTTCGCTGCAGGTTGCTCTGCAGGACCTACTCAGATTTATGGCTTGCCAGTCCTGTTGAATTGATGTATAGTA